GTCCACGAGGGTCGCATCGATCACCCGGGCGGGTCCGGTGATCAGGGACGGGGACGATCCTCCGGACATCCCCCGGGCGTAGCGCCGGTCCGCGACGTAGCCCTCCCAGACGCGCCGGTTGCCGACCGCGCACGCCGACGAGGTGACGGAGAACTGCTTGAGTCCGACGAGGGCATCCCCGGCGTGCCCGAGGGTGCCGTCCGGGTCGTCGAATTCGAGATTGCAGTTGGCGACCGCGCCAAGCTCCGCTTCGGTGATGAGGCCCTTGATGTTCCCGAGCCGGACCGCGCTGGTGCCGAGATCGACCGACCAGCCGGGTCCGGCTGGCGTGGTGGGCGAGCGGTAGACGAAGGACAGGGACATCAGCCGCGAATGAGGACCCCGGCAGCACCCGCCCGGGTCGCGCTGGTCCCGTAGGCCCGGGCCGTCGCCGTCGCCGAGTCGATGGACCGGGCCGAGACGGAGGCGTTGAGGATGATCGGATGGATCGTCCGGCCCCGGTTCTGACCCTCACCCGAGGAGGGGACCGAGGTGATGTCGGTGGACCGGGACGGCACGCCGCCGCGCCCCGGCAGCTTGCGGTTCACGTTCGCGGGGGACAGGAACGCCGGGAGCCCGCTGAGCGCGCTGATCGCCCCGACCACCGACCCGAAGCCACCGTTGAGGACCCCCACGAGCACGTCGGTCATCACCGTGACGCCGCCCCGGACGGTCGTGCCGACCTGTAGCTCCGACCGCTGCAGGGTCGTCTTGGCATCCCGGACCGCCATCCCGATGGACAGCTTCGCGTCGTTCAGATCGCGCGTCTTGGCGAGATCCCGGTTGCCCTGCACCGCCGCCTTCGTGGTGGCGTCCTGCACGTCCTGCTTGGTCAGGGGATGGACGGTCTGGCCCCGGTTCTGGCCGCCCGTCGGATCCCCGAGGACCTTCGGCGTGGCGGCGGGACCATGGATCGTGAGTTCCTTGATCCGGGCCTCGTAGAGCTTCTGCAGGTTCATCAGGAAGTCGAACTGGCCCTTGTAGAGCGTCGTTCCCCCGGGGAGGTTCTGAATGTCGGTGATGCCCTGCTTGATCGCCCGGAGGCCGGTGGCGATGTCGGCCATGTTGCCGGTCGCGAGTTGCTTCTGGGCGGAGGCAGCGACCCCGCGCTGCTGGGCGTCGAGGGACGGATCCTGCACGAGGATCTTCCATGCCGCCGCCACGCCGAGGCCGAGCGCCGCCGCCGTGACGACGCCGCCCACCGTCAGGCCCCCGGCTCCTGCCGCCGCGCCGCCGAGACCGGGGATCCCGCCCGCGCCGACCCCGGCCACGTAGACCGGGTTGGCCGGGGACGATCCCCGACCCCCTAAGAGCGACCCGTTGATCGGTATCCTGCCGAGGATCCCGCCGCCCGCGCCCATCCCCAGCACGTTCTTCAGGAGATCGAGACCGGAGAAGCCGAAGGTCCACTTGATGACCTTGTTCGCCACGAAGCCGGTGACGAGGATCTGCTGCAGGGGTCCGGGGAGCATCCCCCACGCCTTCGCGAGACCTCCGACCACCTGCCCGACCGAGTCCGCCACCTGCCGCCCGACCGACAGGATGGATCCGAAGGTCTGGGCGATCTGCTGGGCGCCGCCGTGCTGCAGGAAGTCGGTGATGCCCCGCTGCAGATCGGTCAGGACCGGGACCACCTGCGTTCCGATGGCGAGCTTCAGCCGCATCATCTGCTCGTTGAACGCGATGCTGGCATCCCGGGCCGCGACGAGATCCTTGGCGGTCTTGTCCGTCAGCGTGACCCCGAGATCGACCGCCTCCTGCTGGGCCTTCGCCAGCCCATCCTTCCCGACCGCCGCCATGATCGGGAGGAGAGCCGCGTACTGCTTCCCGAATAGCTGGGCCGTCTCCGCCGCGAACAGGCCCTTGTCGGAGGCCTTGACGTAGGCCTTCGAGAGTTGGTCGAGGGCGTCCGTGAACGAGACGGTCCTGCCCTTGCTGGTCTCTAGCTGGACCCCCCACTTGGCATCGAATTGCTGCAGCTTCGAGAGGTTCCCGACCGTGCCCGCCGCGAGCGCGTCCCGGGCCTTCTGCTCCTTGATCAGCTTGTCGAGGGCCTTCGTCGTCTGCCCGAGGGCCTCCGCGTGGAGCTTCTCGGCTTCGAGCGCCTGTGTCGCGGCGGAGGCCTGCACCTTCGAGGCCGAGGCCTGCGTCGAGGCGAGCTTCCCGACCGCCTTCTCGTAGAACGCCGCCGACCGGGTCAACTGGTCGTAGGTAACGCCGTACTTCTCCCCGACCGCGAGCACTTGGCTCGCCTGCGCGACGGTTCCCCCGATGATCCGTTGGAGCTTGATGCTGGCGTTCCCGAGGTCGTAGACGCTCTTGATCGAGTCGTCAAAGAACTTGCCGACGGCGAACGCCCCCGCCCCGAGACCGATCATCCCGAGGGGGCCGGTGAGGAGACCGGCCAACTGGCCCTTGGCATGGCCGAGCGCGCCGCCGAGGGAAATCGCCTTGGTCGACGCGCGCTCCATCCCGGACGCCGCCGCGCCCATCGCCGTGCCGGAGGTCTTGGCCTGCGCGTTGAAGGCAGCCAGTTCCTCCTCGCTCTTGGCGAGGCCCGGGGTCAGCCCATCCCGGAGGACGAGGTTGACGGCGACGGTCGCCGTCTCACCGATTGGCACCGCTTCCCCCAGATGCCGCCGCGACCGCCGCGAACGCGGCGTCTTCCGCTGCTCGTGCCATCCGCGCTCGCTCCCGGATCACGGTGCCGATCCGCTCCTCCGCGATCAATTGCAGATACAGCACTGCCTCCTCGAAGGTTACGGGGCCGGGACCCCGGACGGCCTCCCATCCCCATTCGCGGGCGAGGATCGCGACGATGGCGCGCGGGGCGGTCGCCCAGACGACGGGGTCGGAGACGTCGAGCCGTCCGTCGGCCCACTCCCGGATGGCGTCTGCATCCGGGCCTGTAAAGGGCGCATCAGGGTCGCGGAGTAGAGGTCCTCCGCGCGGTCGGCGACCTCCAAGCCGCCCCGGTCCCACGGCAGGAACCCCTCGAGGTTCTCGTCGTTGATCTCGACCGGGAGAACGTCCCCGCTGCCCGAGCGGTACAGGAACGTCCACGCCTCGATGCACGCCGGGAGCAGGGCTTCGGTGAGCGCCGCCTGACGCCGCGCGACCGATGGACCGGCGGCCCGCATGCCCGAGTAGGCGCCCGCCGCGATCGGGAGCGGCAGGTGATCCACGAGGGTGACGACCTCCACCTCGTGCGGCTTCCCGGGACAGGGACAGTCGCCCCGCCGGACCTCGACCACCCGGTCCGTCACAGGGCGGCTCGCGTGGTCAGGGCGCTGAACTTCGCCGCGTAGCCCGCCGTCTGATCGTAGATCTGATGGCCGGTCAGCTGGAACGAGGTGTTGCTGTTCACCGTCTGCCACGCCCGGGTCATCCAGTAGCCCGGGATCCGGATGTCGAAGTTGTAGCCCGCGACGGTCGGGATCGTCTTGATGCCCCAGAACCGCTCCACCGGGTTCTCGGCGATCCACTTGGCGCACTCGTTGATCCATGCCGTCTGCTTCGCGCCGTTCAGGGCGAAGGTGATCACCCGCTCGCCGCGCCCGAAGCCCTGCACCTCGAACCGTGAGTCGGACCCGTTCGCCCAATACTTCGAGTCGATGTTGTTCTCGTAGATCACCTGCGCGTCGTAGCAGATGTTCGACAGGGCGGTCGACTCGATGGACCCGAAGGCATCGTCGACGTAGAACACGGTGTCGCCCATGAACGAGAGGACGGGGGCCGCATCCACGTCGAGGGGTCCGGTGATCGAGCCCGGGTAGGTCACCTTGGCGATCCGCCAGTCCGAGGTCGCGACGATGGGACCCTGATCCTGCGGGTAGTCGAGTTGGAAGCGGGTGATGATCGCTCCCTCGCCCGCCCACGCATCACCCGTCGCGTCGTCGAAGAACTGCAGCGTGCCGGTGTCGAAGGGATCCTGCGCCTTCGACTGCGGCTGGGCCGTCCACGTCGGCCCGGACAGCCCGCCCATCACCCCGAAACCGAGGAGCGTGGGGATGTCGTTGAAGGCCAGTTCCCCGACCGCCTGCCCCGTCGCGTTCAGGGCCTTCCGGAAGGGCGGGATCGCCTGATCCAGCGTGCCGGTGTCGGCGGTCGAGAACGTCCACGCGGGATCGATGGACGGGCTGAACGCCCACGGCATCCGGCGCGTGGCGGGCACCGCCGTCTTGAAGGTCGTTTCCTTCCCGATCTGGAAGGCACGGAGCCGGGTGACGCCTGCGGAAGCCGTGACAGTCATCAGATCCGCCCCTCAGTTACGAATGTCCGTCCGAATTGGAACTGCAGGGCCTCGAAGATCGTGCCGTTCTCGTTGAATTCGGTCTCGATCAGCCCGACCTGTTCGAGGATGCTACGCCCGCTGATCGCATGGAAGTTGCGCGTGAACAGGTCGACGAGCGCGTCCGCCGCGAACTGCATCCTCCGGTTCACCCAGATCTGATCTCCGACGAGATCCACGAGATAGGCGTCGAAGCCCGCCATGGTCCGGGTCCGGAGGCTGTTGCCGGTCACGATCGTCTCGTTCAGATCCCCGACGTAGAAGCACGGCAGGGCCGCGTTCGTGAAGCTCTTGGGCCGACAGGGAAGCACGCTCCGGATGATCGTCGGGTTGGCGAGCGCGAACTGCGACACGAGGCCGGTGAGTCCCCGCTGGAGGTCCTGCCGGAAGGCCGTCCCGACCGTCCAGACCACCGAGCCATCCGCGACGGTCGGCGTGACGGATGGATCCACCGGCCACGAGGGTTCGACGGCCCCGGAGATCCCGTTCGCCGTGCAGTGCCACGCCCATTCCCCGAGGCTCGTGGGGACCACGACGGCGCTCTCCGCGTAGGGCGTGAGGGCCTGCCAGAACGGTTCCCACTCGGCCACGTCAGCCCGCCTCGTTCCAGCGGTTGACGATCTGCTGGGCGATGGACCCCGGACCCATCGCCTTCAGCGCCCCGGGGACCATGTACGGGAAGGGCCGGGTGGCTCCCCGGATGACCCGCATGGCGAAGCGCATGCCGCCGTTCGCACCCCGAAGGGTCGCCTTCCGGGGGGATCCCGTCAGGCGCGCCCCGGCAGCCGTCGCGGGCCACGCGAGGACCCGCGCCCGGACGGGGACGATGGGCGTCCCGCCCCGGGTCCCGAATTCCACGTAGGCCGCGTAGCCCGCCGAGGCCACCACGGTCGCCTCCGTGGGCGTGACGGACTGCACGTGGATCGACCGCCCGAGGTTGCCGGTCTTCCGGTGCACGAGCAGCTTCGACTCCCGGACGGCGGTGAGGGCGATCTTCTCCATCGTCGCCGTGCCCGACTCCTCCGGGGACATCGCCCGGAGGCGGGCCATCAGTTGCGGGACCCCGGTGACGGTGACGGTCTCAGCCATGGGCGATCAGCCCGCGCATCTCCCGGATCTGGGCGGCAGGGGCGCAGGACCGGCACAGCCACCTCGCCCTGCCGACGAGCGGAAGCTGGGTGAGCCAGCCCCGCCGTCGACAGTAGGTGCAGCGCGGCAGGCGAGCGCGGGACCGCTCAGCCACCGACCGACACCATGTAGTTCCGGCCCTCGCCGCGCCAGTCCCGGATCACCTGCTGGACCTCCCCGGGCATCTGGGAGTAGTTCAGGATCCCGCCCTGCGCGGTGATCGCCACGTCCGTCAGGATCGACGGCCCCCGGAGGGTGTAGAACGCGGCAAGGATCTTGATCGCGTGCAGGATCGCGAACGGCGTCGAGGCGGCATCCGCCCAGCCCGCTTCCCCGGTGATCCGGAGATCGTTCGGCATCGACGAGTAGAAGTAGCCGCCGCCGTAGTTGCCCGGGTAGAACGGCGAGTCCAGCGCCTTGTCGAACCAGCCCGGATCGGCGATCCACCATGGCCTGCCGGAGGCATCGGCGCGCGCCGCCCGGAACGCCATCGACGTGTAGACGCCCGACTGCTGGGAGTCCGGAAAGACCCAGCACGACGGGTTCAGGGGATCGACGGCATCGGGGACGAGGACGGATCCGCCCCATTGGACCTGCGTGAACGTCCGGAAGCCGGGGATCGGCACCTGCCACCGGAGCATGGAGGTCATCTTCCACGGCACGGCGTCGAAGGTCCGGGGGGCGATGTACCGCCCGAGCATCGTTTCGAGGTTGGATTGCGCCGCGAGGATGTTCGAGCCGATGGTCTCGTCGCTGTACTGCTCCGACGAGGTGACGGAGACCGACGCGAGGTAGGTCCGGACCTGCGCCGGGGTGACGAGTTGGATCATGCCGGGACCTCGACCGGGACCAGTAGCCGCTGCTCGATCACGTCGACCGCGACCTCCCACGAGAACAGGCGGCGCACTCGATCCGTCCCCTTCGCTCCCAGATCCCGGCGCGCGCCACGCGACTGCACGAGCCTGTGAACCGCCTCAGCATACGCAGCCTCGTCGGGTCTGGCCCACCAATAGCCGTACTTGTTGTCGACGAGGGACCCGGCAGGCACGAGGATCCCGGCATCCCCGACCACCTCCGGGACCGACGAGTAGTCGAGACCGACCACCGGGACACCGCACGCCATCGCCTCCGCGAGCGTCAGCCCGAAGCCCTCCGCGCTGTTCGAGACGTAGATGTCGGCGGCGTTGTAGATCGCATTCATCGCCTGCAGGGTCGCCCCGGACGCCTCGCTCGTCTCGTGAAAGCCGGTCCCGTTGATCCGCTCCCAGAGGTCCGGCAGTTTCGACACGTCATCGGCCAGATTGCCGCCCTCGTCCACCTGCCGACAGTGGAACAGGAATTCGACATCGGGGTGCTTCCGGAGGACGAGCGACAGGGACCGGAAGAGCGACGAGTACATCTTGCGGGGCATGTGGCGATCCGCCCGCAGGATCCACAGGTGGGAGGGGTCCGGGTTCCACCGGGAGAGTTGCCGCGCGGCGTGGGCGACGAACTCCTTGCACGCCTGCTTCGAGGTCAGGGTGATCGAGTCCATCTTGCTCGTCAGCCGGATCGGACGAAGCTCGGAGACCGGCCAGAACGCCGAGGTGTCCACGCCGTGGTAGGCCATCGCGACCTCCCGCCCGAGGACCTCGCGCAGCTGCGCCGCGCCGAACTGCGACATCGCGACGGGCTCGATGGTCTGCCAGAACTGCGCCCACCGGGGCGGCGTCCCGACCCCCTCGATGGGCACGTAGTGGACGGCCCGGACGGTCGCCGGGATCAGCTTGTGGAGGCCCGAGTACTCGAGTCCGCCGGGATCCCCGATGATGAGGACCGCTTCCGCGACCCATGCCCCGCCGGGATCCAGCCCGAGGATCGTCCGGATGCCCCGGTAGATCAGGGCCGCGCGCTGCAGCCTCTCCCGGTCCGCCTCCGTGACCCGATCCTCCGCCATCGCTTGGACGAGGTGCCCGTAATCCTCCGGGGTCAGGGAGTCCAGCCAGCCCGCCCGGTTGCCGGTCAGGAGCATCCGTCCCTCGAACGGGTAGCCCGGCTTGCTGCTGCCCTGCTGCTCGTTCATCGACACGAACTGCACGTCATGGCCCCGGTCGAGGAGCCGCGTCGACAGGTTCCTCGTGACGGTCCCGAAGCCGGTCCCCGCCGAGTCCCCGAAGATCAGGATCCTCACCTGTGGAGGGCCTCCCAGCGTTCCCGGTCGGCCCCGATCCGGGACAGGACCTCCGGATCCCGCTCGGCGGAGCGGCCCGGGACGTGCCAGACCGGGAGCCCCGGGATCCGACCGACGAGGAAGCCCGACGCCCGCACCGACTCCTCGAACGCGTCGTCGCCGAACCACCAGCGGTAGCCGGTGTCGAAGCGGGGGATCGGGAGGGCCGCGTTCACCATGAAGCAGAAGCCGGTCAGCCCGCCCGCGCCCCACGTGCCGGTCGTCGGCTGGACCGCGCACGCGGACGGCAGGGCCGTCATGGGCGCGGCGGCATCCGGATAGACCACCGCCACGTCTGGCCGGGAGGCCAGCGCCGTTGCCATGAGGGGCAGGGTGCCGGGCAGGATCCGGATGTCGTCGTTCAGGAACGCCACGTACTGGCAGCCCAGCAATTCGAGCCGCAGCCAGCCCGCGTTCCACATCCGGTAGATGTGGTGGTCGTAGCGGGCGTCGTCCCGGATCAGGGCGACCCGGACCCCATCGGCGTCCAGCAGGTCGAGGAGGGGATCGAGTTCCGGGGGCCAGAAGCGGGTCGGGATCACCGCCCCGACCGTCAGCGCCACCGGATCGGGATCCCGCGCTCCCGGGCGCGCTCCTTCGCCGCCGACGCCGCCGCGAAGTAGCCCGCATGGGGCGACTCCACGAGGGACCCGTCATCCTGCAGGGTGTTCACGTCGCCGTGGGTCATCGAGTCGCACGCGAAGGTCACGATGTCCGAGGCCGTCAGCATCCAGTAGGCGAATTCGACGGCCACCGGCAGGGACATCGTGTGCCACGGCAGGCCGTATTCGAGGGCCACGTCGACCACGATCCGGGACGGGTAGTCCTTCTGGCAGTAGAGCCCCTCCGCCGCCGACGTGACGAAGATCTCCGGCGCGAGGGGCCGCACGATCCGCTCCGGATCGCAGAGATGCGCCGGATCCTGCAGGGGAGGACCGGTCAGGAACGTGTGAGGGATGCAGCCGTCCTTCTGCATCGCGTAGATCGGGTTCGGCAGCCCCAGCCTGCGGACCCAGAGGATCGCCCTGTTCAGGGTGATGACGGGCGCTTCCGGATCCGTGATGTCCTCCGCGCGCAGCCGCGCGAGGGACGGCCCCCGACCGATCACGTAGACCGGGTGATCGCTCATTGATCGCTCAGTGATCGATTGATCGGTCATTGATCGCCCTTCACGGTCGCGTCGAAGCCCTCCCAGCGCCATTGCGCGATCTTCCGGGTCTCGTCCGTCCAGTCCGGGTGCCGCCCGAGGACCTCGATGATGTCGGCGGTCGTCACGTTCGGCCAGCGGGACCGGAGGGACCCGAGGATCTTCCGGTGGAGTTCGAGGTCGGCGGGATGATCGATGGTCAGTCGGATCTCCGACAAGTCGGGCGTCGAGGACAGGACACGGCACGGCACGAGGTCCGGGTGGTGATCCCACCACGCTCCCATGTGCTCTCGCTCCTCGCGGGACCGCGCAGAACGAGCGGCAAGCCGTACCGATCCCCCGGAGACACCCCAGAGGTGGATCCCGTAGGGCTGCCCGTAGGTCCGGACGTACTGGACGCCGGGGTCGCGGAACGCCGCGAGGACCCGGTCCACGTCGGCGGGATCCACGAGCGGCTGGTCGGCCCCGAGAAACGCGAGGAACGGCGGCGCGTACATCTCGACCAGCCCCGCGTAGCGGGCCAGCACGTCATCCTCCGATCCCCGGAAACAGGCCACGTGCCGCCGACTGGCGACCTCCGCGACCGGATCATCCTCCGGGGAGACCGAGGCCGCGACGATCAGCCGGTGGGGATGCTGGACGAGCGCCAGCCGTTCGAGGAGCCAGTCGAGGACCGGACGGCCCCCGACATCCGCGAGCGTCTTGCCGGGGAGCCGGTAGGCCCGCATCCGGGCCTGCACGACGACGGCGGGACGGGCCACGTGCTCGCTCACGTCATCGCCTCGATCTTTGCGTAGACAGCGGTGTCCCGCGCAATGAGGTCACCCGGCTTGGAATGGATCAGGCACGCCGACAGGGGCGCTTTCGGGAGGAGCGGCGTCCCCCGCGTCCGGCTCTCGGTCAGGGAGTCGAGCATCACCTGCTCGTGGACCGGCTTGTACCACCAGCCCGCGTCCCTCCGGAACAGGCGGCAGTGCCAGTGCTCCTCCCATTCCGCGCCCCGGATGCCGTCGTAGAAGTTCCGCGTGAAGAACAGGTAGCCGCGCGGTGCCGGGTAGACGGCCCCCTGCCAGCGGACGTCCTCCTGCTGGGCCTCGCCATCGACCGCCCGGAGGAATTCGAGCATCGCCGCCGAGGGCAGTTCATCGGGATCCACGTGCAGGATCCACGAGCGCGGGCCGGTGGGGATCAGCCCGAGCGCCGCGTTCCTCCCGGCGCTGAAGTCATCGATCCACTGGAACCGCACCAGCCGTACCGACCGCGAGGGTTCGTCCCATCCCTGCATCCGTTCGACTGCCTCCGGGGCGGTCCGGGTGTCGACCACGATGACGACGTTCCGGACCACCGGGCGGAGGTATTCGAGGAGGAGAGCGAGGCGGTCAATCGGTGGGTCCCGCACCAGCATTGCCGCTGTGATCATCGGGGGTCAGGCCTCCTTCGTCTCCGACTCGGCCTCGTCGGTCTCGCCGTCGTCATCCTCCGGGGCCGGGGCTGCCACGCCGCCCTCATCGGGCGTCGGATCGCTCCCGGTCAGGCCCTCGTCGCCCTCGTCCTGCGACTGATCGTTGCCCGTGACCGGCTCCGTCATCTCGATCTCCTCCTCTGGGTACGGGGACGGGGGCGGGCCGCTGTGCTAGGGAAGCCCGCCCCCGATTGCCGCACAGGTTACGCGATCAGCCCGTCAGGGAATGATCGACGTGACCAGCTGGAACGCGCCGACCGCGACGGCAGCGTTCGCGTTGATCCCGAATTCCTCCTCGCCCCGGAAGCCGACGAGGTTGTTGTCCCAGCGGTTCCCGGCCACGTCGGTCGAGTCGATCCGGAATTCGCTGCCCCGGAAGAACTTCAGCGCCTTCCACTCCCCGACGATGGCGATCTTCGTCGCCGCGTTGAGGCCGAGGTTGGCGTCGTAGTAGATCGGGACGCCGCGCCAGCGCAGGGTGTTGTCCGCGCCGATCTGGAAACCCGCTCCGAGAAGCTCAGACATCCAGAAGCCAGCGTTGTCGGAGCCCTGCGAGAACGCGGTCCAGAACGTCGTCGCGTCGACCACGACGGCGTCCGGGTAGCGGGACCGCTTGCCCAACTGCATGAACGCCTGCGCCAGACCCGCCGCGAAGGATCCCGCGACGGACGAGGACGACGGCGTGAACGCGGTGGTGAACTGGCCGCCCATGCCCGCCGAGGTCAGGGAGGTGTAGACGCCGACCGTGGGGTCGCCCGTCCCGACCGTGCCCGTCCCGGCCCCGGCGATGGTGTAGAAGTTCTCGGCGAGGAACTGCGCCTTCGTCAGTTCATCGATGACGTCGTTCTCGGCGGACCCCTGCGAGAAGCGGAGGTACTGCTTGCCGACGTCGTAGATGCGGGCGAACGTGGCGAGGGTCGCGGTGTACGACCCGTAGGCCTCGTTGAGGTTCTCCTTCTGCTGGCCCCAGTCCTGCGGGGTCAGCTTCGTCGGAGCGCCGGTCCGGTACGGGAGATCGACTCCCCGGACCGCGACCCCGGGGACGACCGTGACGAGCGGGTTGGCCGTCGCCGTGTAGACCGCCGCCTGCACGTTCGGCTTGATGAGCGTATCGACGAGGTTGTTCGGGAGGACGTAGCCACCCGTCGCCCCGGTGTTGCCGAGGGTCGCCTTGCCGTCGCTCGACAGGGTGAAGTAGCCGCCCTGCACGGCTCCCTGATCGATGGCCGCGCGGTCGGGCGCGATGCCGAGTTCGACCAGCTTGGCCTTGCCCCACCGGACCCGATCCGGGTCGAACCCGTCCCGGAGGGACGAGACCGCGTCGACCGCGCCGATGAGTTCGCCGCCTTGGTAGTCGGCAAACATCGCCTTCAGCCCGGGATGCGCGGAGACATCGCCCTTGCTGACGAGGAGCCGCGACGTGGGCCGCGTCCCCTCCGGGACCGGGCGACCCTGCCCGATGGCCCCGATGTCCGACGGGAACCGGCTCGCCGCCAGCACCGCCTTCACCTGATCGGCGATCGCCTTGTTGAGATTGGCCTGATCGATCCCGACCAGCCCGCTCACCGACTCGGCGATGCCGTCCTTCGCGGCGGCGGTCCGGCCACCGTCCGCGTGGCTCCCCTTCCCCTCGTCGATGCGCGACATCAGTTCGCGCACTACGGCGGTCAGTTCGCCGATCTGATCCTCGACTCCCATGTGGCTCCCTTTCAGGAGATCAGCGCCTCCGCGATCTCCGGATCTTTCAGCAGCTTCCCGAGGACGATGGACAGGAGATCCACCGCCTCACGCAACGCGGCTTCATTCACCGCCGACAGGACCCGGCCCGCCTTCGCAGGCGCGAGGTGTGATGTCCGGAGGCCCCCGGGCAGCACCTCGTCGCTGATGTTCGGGAGGAGCGCGTCGAGACCGACGGCGAACGCCCGGATAGCGTCCAGTCCGACAGGTTCGAGATCGAAGTCGCCGGTCAGGATCCCCTTCAGTTCGGGGACCACGGCGAAGCGGTTCATCGGGGAGGTGGTGATCGAGATCCGGTACAGCGGCCACACGCTGATGTGGCCGTCCGGATCCACGACGGTCGCTCCCTTCACCGGCTGGGAGGACGCGAAGAGGGCCGTGTTCCGGGCGACCATCTCCTCCGTCAGCCTCCGGTTGGCTTCCCCGGCGCGGGTCCACCAGTCGGCCCACCAGCCGACGTCCTCCGGCTTCGGGTCGAGGGTCATCCGCCCGAGGGTCGCGCCCTTGATCTGGGCGGCGCGGGGATCCCCGACGGCACGGTTGTCATGGTGCCAGTCGACGAGCCGGTCCCTCGACTCCCGGAGACCCCGGAAGGGACCGACGAGGTCCGACTTGCCGTCGAAATACTCGCCTTCGAGGTCGCGCCCGATGCCGTCCGGACCCGGGATCGGCCCGTAGAACGGGACCGCGAGGACCCGGCGCGGGCGCTCCCCGGACAGCCACGCCGACGCCTCGCGGGAGGTGAGATCGGCGGCCTTCAACTCGAAGCCCTTGGCACGCCCGGAGATCGCCGCCTTCATCTCCGACACGAGATCGTCGTCGGAGAGATCCCCCGAGGACCCGATCTCCGCCGACTCTTGCGCCATCCACGCCTGCATCATCCGGATGCTGCTCTGGATGTTCGCCGCCTGATCCGGCTCGTCGGCCTCGCAGGAGAGGAGCGAGTACATCTGCTGCAGGATCCCCGCGCCGATGGCCGCGTGGCCCGCCGCCATGCTCGCCTTCGCCGGGGCACCGCCCCACGCCTCCGGGAGCATCGAGGTCGCCCCGAGCGCCCGGGCGCGCTTGATGATGTGGGCCTTCACCGCCGCCGGATCCTTCGCCCGACCGTAGGACGCGATGGCCCTCCGGAGGGCGTCCTTGTCGGGGATCGGGTAGGAGCCGTCGGGCATCGCCGCGCCCGAGTCCGCGAGGGTCTGACGCCGCGCGTCGGAGAATTCGCGGGGAGCCTTCATCACGTCCACGGAAGTTCTCCTCTTTCAGCCCGACACGGTGTACCAAACGTCGAGCGCCACGTCGCCCGTCCCGCCCGTGTAGGCGACCATCGGGTCACTGTTGTTCTGGACGAGCAGCAGCGGCAGGTTGTCGCCCCACGACGAGTACGGCCCCGCCGGGACGTCGTAGCTCGAGCCGCTGGCGATGGGCTCGATGTAGAAGTTGCCCGTCTGCCGACCCGTTCCCATCAACGCGCTTCCGAGGTTCCCGTTGTCGATCCCCCTGTAGTTGGACGGCTGCGGGATGAAGT